GGAAAGCCGAGTAACAAAACCGACGCAACGTGGTTTAGTTACGGTAACAAGGACCTTTCTAGAAAAGGCACCGCCAAACCGCGAGACTACAAGCCGGGGTATCTACGCTTCGCTGACCATTTCTTTTGCAGCGTAGTCGCCGGTGCAGCGTTTTATGGGTTGTCAGCGGACCCGGTATTGACGATAGGCTCGATTCTGTCTCTCGGTGGTTTATTTGCCTCGTGGTATATCATAGCTTTCGTACAAAATAAAATGTATGAAGAACACGATATCAAATCCGATGCTTTGTTTGACAAGCTGGCGGAGGTGATCCCTAATCTTAGTCGTGGCTACTACGAGTACGATGTGTCCGGGGAGAAGATGCATCTACGGTTGCCCGATAAATTCGATGCAGCGCCCAATAAACAGGCAAATATCACATCGATTCTAGAGCGTCATTTTAAATGGGACTTCGAAGCTACATGGCACTTCAGTGATCACCCACCGACGGTAACGTGGCGACGTCTGCCAGAGCCACCGGAGACGTTCTCGTGGGCGCAAGCTAAGCCGATAGCGGCGAGGCTCAGTGACTCGCAGCTGCTGCTGGGTATCAACGGCAAAGGTGAACCGGTAATCAACGATCTTGATACCGAGGCACCGCACATCCTGATGTCGGTAGGCACCGGAGGAACCAAGTCAACTATGTTGGCGGGGTTCATCGCTCAGGGGTTACATAAGAATGTCGAACACATCTATGCGTTAGACCCTAAGCGCCAGTCGTTGAACTGCTTTAATGGCATCAGCCGCGTAACCATCGCTCGCAGCGCAGCGGAGATGACGCAGATTATTAAACACGTCTTCGATATCGCCGAGGAGCGCAAGAAGCACGACGATAACTCGTTTGGTGAGCCGACGAGGTTCCCGCGTATTTGGTTGGTCATCGAAGAGGGCAACTCCTTTAACGTGATGATCGATGAGTACTGGCAGGATATCAAAGAGCGCACCGATAAAGCTAAGGCACCTGCACATCAGCAACTAGAAAGCATGCTGATGCAGGGTCGCTCACTCGGCATCAACATCATCCGGGTGTCGCAGCACGCATCGGTTGCCGGTGTTTCAAGCGGCCGGGGTTCTACGGGCGGCGCTGCTGCCCGCGGACAGTATGGCGTAGTAGTCTTTTCTCGCTTCACACACGAGGCGTGGGAATCGATAACCGGCTTCTCAGAGGCCGATATCCCGAAGATGAAAGACATAGTAGGTCGATGTGTGTTGTATACGATGCGGGATCGTTCCACCGATGTCTATCAGAATATCTATATCAAGATGGACGAAGCCCGCGAGGAAGCCTTAGCAGCTCCCGAGGCAGCGGTGCAACAATCCTTTGTACCTGTTGAGCCTGCTCAACAGGAGACGTTGTATGAGCTTAAGCAGTGCAGCAGCGATGGTGGCATCGGCTTAGTCGATGTCAAGTATCAAACTCTGCGACGGTGGCGTGACGCTGCTAACGGAACGTGGTTAGGTACCCCTCGGGGCTCGAAGATTTGGTATACTGAAGAGCAAATCAAGCGGAATGTAGCGTTGAAATGCTAGGCAGGAATCACCGCACATCCGGAGTCCTCGCAGGCTTCGGCGTCGGTGTTGTTGCTGGATTATCGTGGCCGGTGCTCGTGCCGTTCACGCTGCTTACCGCTGTTGCCGCTTTGCTGCCCGACCTTGATAGCTACAACTCCATTGCGACCAAGTGTCTAGGCCCGCTAGGACACCCCGTGTGTTTCGGTTTGCGATGGGCCAGTGTTCGATTAGGCGGCAACGCACATCGAGGTTTGACGCACACTGTAGCGGCGTGGTTGGCGGTTTCTATTCTAGTAACCTTGCTAGTAGGTATGACATCGCCGTTTTGGTGGATTGCGCTGGCTATTTCTCTCGGCTACCTAACCCATCTCGCTGGTGATATCGGAACCATTCGTGGCTTGCCGTTGTTGTGGCCGTATCAAGGCTGGCGAGACATCAGGATGCCACTTCGGTTCAAGGCTGGCGGACAATTCGAGAACCTTTTTATCCGACCCCTTATGATAGTAAGCATATGCGCACTTTTTTTGATGCATGTCGGATTGGTTGCTTGGGGGTTAGGGTATGCTTAAACGAGCGTTAACCTGGTTAATGATCGGCTTTCTAGTCTTCTGGATCGTTACAGCACCGGAGCAAGTATCTAAAGCTTTGAAGAGCACTATGCATGAACTACATCGCGGAGCTGATTCTGTGGTGACTGTCATACAAGACTTGTGAGGAGTGAAGATGGCGGCTGTCGGCTATGTAGGTCTCCCTTACACCGTCATCAACGAACCAACCGAACAAGCCGTGCAAGCCGGCGTAACACAATGGCTTGCGGATCGATACGGCCCCTTCCCCCGCACTCGTTTGATGTTTGGTTTCACGGGAACAGCGACGGTACGTACCCCGCTGCTCCCGGCTGACACTGGCCAGCTTCAAGGGGTGTGGTGGGAAGGCGTAGCAAAACGATCCACGGTGTTGGCGTGGGCTGGCACGGGACCGTTAGTTTCGGCAAAAGGACAACTCCGGAATTTCCAATTCAGAAATTTCACTGTCAAGTCGATGACGCCGAATGCGTCTGGCTTCTATTTCTTGTCTAACGCAAACGCTCCTAATCAAGACGGTGTGTTTCATCGAGTGGAGTGGCTAGGTTCTTGGGACTACGGAATAGGTTTAAACGGCTCAGCAAACGCCAACCTAAACTCAGAGATTGTGTTCGACCAAGTAGCGCTAGGGAACGATGCGAGCTTCAAGAGCGCTTGGTTCTGGTCAGGCATGACGCCTGGACACAGCCAAGAAGACCAGTTCCTTAACTACTCGTTCCGCGATACGAAGCTAGAGGGGTCTCATGGCGACTACATCCGACTCGACTACGGAGGATCTGTTACCGTTGACGGCTTCAACAGCTGGCTACACACTGGTCAATCCAACAACGGTGTACCTTCTGGCGTCATGCTACGTTTATCTAAAGGACCCCATAACGATTCTGTCTGTGTCCTTTCTGCCAACCGCATCCGTGCCGAGCTTCGAGGAACGCAATCTAAGCTCATAGACTCTGGTTGGGGCGGATCAGGGCACATCACGTTTACCGCGCTCGACGATACCGCTAATAGCAATAAAAGCTGGGGTGACTATGAGACACACAGCTATCGTGGGGCGGCTCGGGTGTCGTATCGTGACTGTGCTCTCGGCGGTTGGCATGGCGTGCATAGCGCTGCCCCGCTGCAGATGGTGTATGATAATTGCCACGGAAAGAACAACGCAATAAACAGCATCGTCAAACACGATGTACCCGTAAACATCGTAGTTAGGTGATCGCATGACTTTACCCGGTAATCTAACAACGGTTATTGTTAACGTTGGCCCTATTACAGACGCTAACGGATTTCCTGCAAACTTCGTTACGTTCTCGCCTAATTTCTTGCGAGGCGTAGATGGTACCACGGTAGTGTATCCGCAATCTCGCACGCTAAAACTTGATGCTACGGGCCGCGGCTCTATTGAGTTGCTGGGGTCCGATGATCCCGACATAGACCCAACTGGCTGGACCTATAGTGTTTACATATCGGGACCATCGTTCACAGACAGATTCAACATAAGCGTACCGATAAGCTCGCCTGTTGGCTCTTCGGGCAAACCTACTATGGATCTTTCTGACTTTGTGGGCGGCGCAGCATCAGAAGGTGTACTTAGGCCATACGTGTTGCGCGGGCTGAATGACGTTAACGTGTCTGGCGCAGTAGACGGTAATGTCTTGACCGCATCGGGCAGTCTGTGGATTGCAGCAGCAGCTAGCGCCGGGTCACCTACGTGGAACCAGGTAACGGGTAAGCCTACGTTCGCGACGGTTGCCACGTCTGGATTGTACAACGATCTTACCAGTAAGCCTACGTTTGCCACAGTTGCGACTTCTGGACTATACAATGACCTCACCGGTAAGCCTTCTTTGGCCACGGTGGCAACGACTGGTGTATACAGCGATCTTACAGGTAAACCCACTATACCAGATATAACAGGTCTGGTTTCTAAAGACACTATTCGGTACAACGCCAAAGATCACGGCGTTGTCGGTAACGGAACAACCGATGATCAGGCAGCACTTCAAACGATTGTCAATGCGCTGCCTGTTGGCTCGGTAATCTTTCTTCCAGCAGGTACTTATCTGCTCCGCTCAGGCGTGAAATGGAAGTCTGGCATCAGCCTTGTCGGCGCTGGTGCAGGTAAGACCATTCTTAAAGCCAACAACTCGGGCCCAGCATCTGGGTTCGCTCCGATCTACAACATCACCGATGGCTCGACCTCGACGCCGCTAACGGACTGCACCTTTGCTGACTTCGAAATCGATGGGCTATTGGTCACCACCAGCAGCTATGATGTCGGATCTAAAGGTATAAACATCCTGTTCATGCTACGCGCTCGATTCGAAAACCTGTATATTCACGATACTCTAGCGACTGGTATAGGCTGCGATCAACTAATCGACTCGGTGATCGTTAACTGTGTTGTAAACAACTGCGGACGCGGTAACGACGGCACCCAGTTTGGCGGCGCTGGCATCGGAATTGGTACTTCTTACTCTCCTGTTCAGCCGCTGATAATCGCTGGGTGTACGACGAAAAACAACGCTACCCACGGCATCTTTGTGGAACACCAGAACGGTGCTTTTACAACCAAGACGGTGGGCGTCAGAATCATCGGTAACCACGTTGAGGGTAACCGTTACGGCATCTCAGACTGGGGCGCCGACGGGCTCGTGGTGAGCGGCAATACGATCATCAACAACACCGTAGCCGGTTTTGATATCTCCGCTAACGGCGTCGTCGGTATCGTCGGCCGTAATGGGGTGCTGGCTAACAACGTCATCTCGGGTAACCTCGATGGTGTGCTAATGGGCGACGGCACGTTCGGCTACCAGATCGCCAATAACAGGATTTCTAGCAACACGCAGCACGGTGTACATCTGGGCGGCAGCCCGGGCAACGCTTCGACTAGCAAAGAAATCTCTGTCTATAACAACGACATCTATAGTAACGCTAACGCCGGCATCCGCATTGATGTGCAGCAATCCGATGGCACCATCTCTGGTAACCGAATCCGCAACAACGGCACGGCTTCCGGGGCTGCTACAGACTTACGGTCAGCCATGTCGCTCAACGCGGTGATTATCGGGTCTACTATCATCGGTAACAGGTGCTGGGATAACCAAGGTTCTAAGACGCAGACATATGGCCTGTATCTCACGGCTTCAGGATCGTTGGCCTCTGCTACGGTACAAGCGAACAACTTGACCGGCAACCTAACTGGCGCTAACTTGTACGCTGGTGGTTCGTCTATTACCGGCGGTACGTGGGGAACTAACCCAGGCATAGCTAGCGGGGCCAGTTCATCTCCGTTGGTGACACTAGTAGATGGCGCAGAGACGATAAACGGCGTCTTGAAGTACGCGGCTGCAGGGCGTAAATGGAACTCGGGAACATTGACCCCGGCGTCGGCTGCGAACACGCTAGGTACGGCGGCTACTATGCTACCGACAGGCACTCAGCAAGGATACTTCATTGTGCTGGGGCGCATTGTCCCAGCTAGTGTTGTCAGCGAGACGCTATCGGTTACGTTCGTGGCGACATTCGATGACAATACCACGTCCACTGTTGGTCAAGGATCTATTACCACCAACGTCACGGCGCTGTTCTCTACTACCACGTATTTGGCTATCGTAAAAGACGGGCACTACGTGAAGTCGCTTACCGCGGCTGTTCAATCAACTATCACCAGCTCAACAGCGAACGTACAAGTCGATATCATCGCTATACAAAACTAGGAGATAGCCGGTGTTTGCTAGACGTCGTTTAGTTATTGCTATTTCTACCGCAGTAGCAGGCTTGCTTGCCGCGCTTGGCTTTCTAGCAATCAGGCCTAGCGCGGCAGGCCCTGCCCCCCTATTTGTGCAGTCGGTGTCAACATCGAGCACCGTTGGTAGCACCTCTATCGCTAAAGGGATGACGACATCGTCAGGTAACTTGCTAGTAGTGGCCGTATCTTATGACACGTCTAATACTCTGGTGGCCAGCGTGGCCGACACGCTGGGTAGCTCGTGGTCTCAGGCCCGCTTCATTAACGACGCTCCTGGACAACAGGGTTTAGGGCTGTTCTACGCTAGTACTTCGGGCGGTAGCGACACTGTTACCGTGACATTCGGGACTTCGGTAACATACCGCTTTCTCGCTATCAGCGAATACTCGGGCGTAAATACTCTAGACGGTGTTTCGTCCAACCTGGCTACAGCTACCACGGGCAAGGACGTTGTCTCGTCTACGGCCGCCTCAGCCGCGGCGGGGGGCATCTCTGTTGGCGCTGTCATGGACACCTCTAGCGGTAACACGATCAAGCCGGGCACCGGGTTTACCTCGCGACAGAATGTCGGTACCAACCTGAACGTAGAAGATAAGATCCCGACGGCTACTGCTTCACCGGTTGCGAAATGGACATTCTCCGCGCCGCATCGCTACGTCGCCATCCAGGCTGTGTTTAAGCAGTCTGGAACCACTCCTCCCCCGACTACAGTGCCTCCGACGTCTCCGCCGCCGCCTTCGGGCTGGCCGGATGCTTCGAACACAGGCATAGATCCGAACGTTACGCTGACTCCGTACATGGGGCCGATGACGATCACGACTCCGGGAACGGCTATCGAGAATCAGGTAATCTCGACCGATCACGGATCGCTGAGAATCCAGGCGAGCAACGTCACCCTGCGGAATGTGAAACTCCTTGGCACCCAGCTTACGATCTGGGACAACACCGATACCTTAGAAATCTCTGGCATCGTGCTCGACCATCTTACCGTCGATGGGCAAGGTAAAGGCTCAACCGTAAATAACGACTACGCGGTCGGTGGCGGTTACGGAGGTGGGTTTACGCTCTCGTACTCGGACATCTCCGGGTGGGACACCGGCGTGATGATTAACGCAGTCCCGGCGAATGTCAACGTGCACGATAACTACGTTCACGGGCTGGGCCCCGCTTCGGGCGTCCATAAAACGGCGCTTAGTACTAATGGCGGCGGAGGCAACGCGGTCGTCAGGCACAACAACCTAGAATGCGCTGTGTCTGGTTGCTCGGCTGCCATGAGCTTGTACGGCGATTTCGCCGTTGTCTCGGACTGGGTTGTCGACAACAACCTGTTCAACGGTGGCTCCTATTGCACATACGGAGGAACGCTGCCGAAGAAGTACCCGGTAGCAGACCACATCATCTGGGAAAACAACGTTTACGGACGCCTGTTTTATGCACAGTGCGGCATCTACGGCCCCGAGACTGGCTGGGGTTCCGGCAACGGCAACGTCTGGTCGAACAACACGTGGGCCGACACAGGCGCACAGATAACTCCGTAAGGATGTGAGCCATGTCGGATACTGGCAAAACGCCGCCACTAGATGACGGCACCACTTCACCGCTAAGCACGGACACAACGTCTCCGGTCTCGACAGACACAACCCCGCCTAGACAGAAATAAGGAGTGTCCCGTGGCTGCAGCTAAGTACAACCTAGTCATAGAACAGGGCACTACCTTTAACAGAGTAATTACGTGGGTAGACCCAAACGGAGTGCCAATAAACATAACAGGCGCTGTAGTCAAGTTTCAGTTTCGCCACAAAGTAACCGACACTGCTCCGTTCTTCTCGTTTGATTCCTCAGCCCTGACAGCAGGGCAGAGTATCGGAGCGTTGAACTCAACGGGTGTTATTAACTTTACGTTAGACGATGATATCACCGCGACTTTCACTTTTAGCGGCGCGGTGCTGTGGGATATGCTAGTTGAGCGCCCTGGGGACATCGTAGATCGTTTGCTAGAGGGCGAAGTTGTCCTGAGACCGGCAGTAACGCGATGACCGATTTGACGGTTGTTGAACAAACCAACACCGTCACTATCATCAACGACGCGGCTTCTCTGTCTGTCAACCAAACGACCAACACAGCGCAGGTATCACAAACTACGCAGACTCTTGTGGTACAGCAGGCGGATAACACAATACAGATTACCGCAGCAGGGCCGCAAGGCCCACCAGGGCCGTCAGACGCTTTCGTCTACGAGCAAACATCGCCCTCTTCTGAGTGGTATGTAGTACACAACATAGGCCGGTTGGTTAATGTGTCGTATGTTGACCCCGCTGGCTATATCGAAATAGCCGACGCTAATCACATAGACGTTAACACCGTGCACGCAGTATTTCCTGCGCCCACAACAGGAAAGCTGGTATGTAGCTGATGGCAACTAAAGTAGCTAATGGCTTAGACTTACAAAGCCAAAAGATAATAAACCTGGCTAACCCAACAGCCGCGCAGGATGCGGCCAGCAAGAACTACGTTGACAGCGTGGCCACCGGCCTAGACTGGCATCTACATGTCCGCGCAGCTTCGCTGGCCAACGTCACTATATCAGCACCCGGTACCACAGTGGACGGTGTTACGGCCGCTGCGAATGACCGTTTCCTGCTGACAGCCCAGACGACCACGTCACAGAACGGACCGTGGGTTTTCGTGGCATCGGGCTCTCCGATGACTCGCCCCACCGACTACGCAGCCGGTGCTGTGCTGACCAAGAGCGCGGCGACGTTCTTCGTCACAGAAGGCACCTCCGCCGACTCCGCGTGGTCGCTGACTACCGACGGCACCATCACCGTAGACACCACAGCCACAGCGTGGGCTAAGGTAGGCGGAGGGACGCTCTACACAGCCGGCAACGGTCTAACGTCGTCTGCTGTGTCTTCGACCACCACATTCTCTGTCCTTGCTGACCCGACTCCGGGCTCTATCCAGGTACAGGCTGCTGGTATCCGAGTCTCGACCTCAGCGGCCGGAAACGGCCTCACAGGCGGCGGCGCGGTTGCTCTGGCGGTTAACGCCGGTAACGGTATCCTCGCTGATGGTACGAGCACACGAGTAGACCCCGCTGTTGTGGCGAGGAAGTACACGTCTACGTTAGGTGCGATTACAGGCGGCACGCCCCTCACGGTGACCCACAACCTTAATAACAAATACGTAACAGCACAGCTGTACTTGTATAACGCAGGAAACAACGCGGATCAAGTTATTGCGGATATCACGTTGATCGATGCTAACAGCCTAACCGTAACTGTTGCTACCACACAAGGCTCCAGTTTCTACTACATCGTAGTAATCGGCTAATGCCTAAAGTAACTAACGGGCTTAATCTGCAGAATACTCAGAAGATCACTAACCTTCTCGATCCTACAGCAGCCCAAGATGCAGCCACGAAGAATTACGTAGACACGCACTCGTCGGTGTATGGGTTCTATTTTGTCTCCAGCACCGAGACTGTGATTGTCCCTATAAACCGACTGTGCATGATCCAACGTCAAACCAAGATAGACGGCCGAGTTACGCTAGACGGTATCTTAGCTAGCTATGCCTAGCTAAGGGAGTAACATGGCTCAAATCGATTTGTCGCAGACAGCATCCCCGCTGACTCCGTCTGCCGGGTATGATGGCTTCTATTTTGATAACGTCGGCACCGGTAATCCTAAATACGTAGACTCAAGCGGTGTCGTCCACTCTATGGGTGGCCTGAGCACGTGGTTTGATGTTACAGCGTATGGCCTTAAAGGCGATGGAAGCTTTGATAACCTAGCCGCGCTGAACACATTGATTCAAACCACCGCTCCGCTAGAGTCTACGCTGTTCTTCCCTGCAGGGACGTACAACTTCTCTGGTGAAATCGCTATTAACAACGACAAGCGTTTTCGCTTTCTAGGCTGTGGTCGCGGACGTTCGATCTTGCAGACTACGCACGCCACAGCTCATATGTTCAACATCTCGGTAGCAGGTTACTACGCGTCATTCGAGGAGCTAGGCTTTACAGCCTCTTTGACTAAGACAGCTGGAGCCTTTATTCTGGCTAGCAACAACAACGCGTATCTGAACGTTACCGGCTGCGAGATGCAGAAGTATTTTGCGGGAGTGCAGCTTACTGGCGCTATCGCCGCTAACCTGGGTACTATCTCTGATTGCCAGTTTAATACGCCGGCCACAAACGGCCAAGGCATTATTATCAACGGCTCTAGTATCAACATGACTATTCTCAACTGCACGTTGAACCATGTTCCCAACGCGGGCGGCACTGGGCAGTGTATCGAGATTAACCAGTGCGGCGCCGTACAGATTGACACGTGCGATGTTATCGGCGGGGTGAACTCGCTAAGGATTAACGCAACCGCCACGGTAAGCGCCGTCAAAGTTACTAACACGTTCTTTGATCAAGGCGGAGGTTCTACTGTCAAGATTATGGGTACTAGCGCATCGAGTCGTATCTCGTTTATATCCGGCGGCATCACCTCCGGCACGCTAGGTACTCATGGCTTGGAAATCAACGGAACCGGCGGTACGCTACCCGGCGGTATCGATGTTATCGGAGTTGACATCTACAACACGTTTGGTTCACCAACTAACGCGGGCATTCTGATAAACGGTTGTCAGGATATCAATATACAGTCTTGCCGAATCTCCGGTTTTCAGCGAGGCATAGAAGCCAACGCATCAACGGGCTCTATAACGAAATTGATCGTCAGCGGCAACACGATAGGGCCAACAGAAAACTTCTCAGGTAACGCTACAGGTATTAACATAGTCGCGGGTACGTACGGCGCCTACATGATCAACAATAATAACGTCATGGGCAACACGACTGCTAATATCACCGATGCAGGATCCGTAGCGACGACCGACCTTAAGGTCGTAAACAACAACCTAGGTCAGCGTCTTGTGGGTGCCGTTGCTACAAATCGTGGCGGTGTTACGTCCGGCACTACGGAGACGTTGCTGTTCAACGCCAGAATACCCGCTAACGCGGTTGCTGTTGGTACGACGTTCAAAATTACCGTGTGGGGGCAATCGTCTTCTACCGGAACGCTGATATTTAGTCTCAGAGCTGGTGCAGCGGGCACCGTAGCTGGCGATACACAGGTTGTCGTTACCGCTACGTCGGTGGCACAGGCCGCGAGTAGCTACGCTATGTTTGAGTGCCTCGCTACTGTCGTCGCTCTAGGCGCTACCGGTAACGTCGCAGCGCACGGGTTTGCTATAGCAACAGGACTGGTGCTGGGGCAACCCACAGCAGCCGAAGTAATCGCCAATGCCCCTACCACAGCAGCGTGGTTCCTCGACGTGGCGTGTACGTGTTCAGTCGGGACTTTCACCGTGAGAGCGGGAGCAATTGAGGCGATGTAATGGCTAAACCACGCACGACGAATGTACCGCCGTATATAGCTACGTTGATTTACCCGTCTATCGCTGGGTTATCTTCTTTCGGCGAGCTTCGATTTATGTTCGGTACGGCCGGCTACATCGGCACCGATAACACCGTAACAGACCAAGTTAACGGGTTCTATGTTGATGGCGGTCACAACGATTTCAAGCCTTCTCTGCCGCTTCTTGGTGTGCTGTCGGCTATGTGGTTCTACCACACCACGGTTACGCCGGAAGGTTATATTCAAGTATGGGCTTGGATGCCTTAACGAAAGGGGCTGGATATGCTCAGCCCAGAAGTTAAAGACTACCTTATCAAGCACGGATACGCCGTAGACGATCTTCCGGCCCCCGCTTTGCAAACGCCAGAGCCTCGTAATATTCAAGGTGCTCGATTTGACGGTGCTCGGGTTGATCGTGTTATCGCGTTCTTGCGGCTGCTGGTACATACGCAAGGCAAGTGGGCCGGCCGTGCTTTTGAGCCTGACCCGTGGCAGGTAGCTTTTATCCTAGCGCCGGTATTCGGTTGGGTGTCACCTGATGATGACGGCGATCTTGTTAGGATTATCCGCAAGCTGTATATCGACGTTCCCCGTAAAAACGGGAAGACTACATTGGGTGCTGGCTTGGCACTGTATCTAGCTTTCGGCGATAAAGAGCCAGCCGCCCAGGTACTGGCTGTCGCCGGCACCAAGGATCAAGCAGGCGCTGCGTATGAGCCAGCAAGAGCGGTAGCCGCTGCTAGTCCAGCATTTAAGAAAGCCGGAATAAGAGCAGGCGCGGGCAAGATTATCAAACCTGATGGTTCGTGGTTTTCTGCGTTCGGCTCTGTGGGCGACTTCTTGCATGGCAAAAATGTGCACGGCGCTATTGTCGATGAGCTACATATCCATAAAGATGGCAAGCTTTTAGAAGCTGTCGAAACCGGCACAGTATCGCGGACTCAGCCTCTGCTAATCATCATCACGACCGCGGATGACGGCCGCCAAGAGTCAGTGTACGCGCAGCAGCGCAAGATGTTCGAGAGCGTGGCTAACGGTTCGGTGAAGATGCCAACGCTGTACGGCTGTGTGTGGGCTGCTGATAAAGACGCCAAGATAGACGACCCCGAAGTATGGAAACAAGCTAATCCGGGCTACGGCATATCCGTTCCTCGCTCGTATATGGAAACTGCTGCCGCTAAGGCACTAGAGAATCCTACGGACCTCGCTAGCTTCCAGCGCCTGCATCTTGGTATTCGCACCAAGCAGACTACGAAATTTATCCGCATGGAACACTGGAATCGCAACGCTTCTATAGTGGACGAACACAGGCTAAAAGGCAAAGAAGCTTACGGCGGTCTGGACCTCGCTAGCGTATCGGACCTCACCGCATTTAGCCTGGTGTTTCCCGATAACAGCGGAGGCTATGACTGCCTGTTTCGTATCTGGGCACCTGAAGGCGCTATTCCTAGCCTAGATACCAGAACGCATGGAATGGCGTCGGTGTGGGCTAATCAAGGCATTATCCAAACCACGCCTGGTGATGTCTGTGACTACGACTACGTAGCTAAGCAAATCCTAGAGGACTGCAACACATTTGACGTACGCGAAATAGGGTATGACAAATGGAATGCTCAGATGTTAGTTAACGAGCTGAACAAAGAACTAAAAGAAGATATTCTCGTACAGTTTGTACAAGGCATGAAAAGCTTTACCGGACCGACTAAAGAGCTAGCTAGACTAAGCTCTAAGGGCACCGCTGAAACGCCGCTTATACGCCACGGAGGTAATCCATGTGTGCGTTGGCAAATGGATAACCTCGCTGTCGATACAGATGCAGCGGCTAATGTTAAGCCGGCGAAAGACAAAGCCGGCGATAAGATAGATTCTATTGTGGCGCTTATTATGGCGCTCGACAGAGCCATGAACCGCAAACCGGTTCGCCGTAGCGCTTATGCGGATGACGATTTCGTGATGTTCGCATAGATAGGAGACTCAGCATATGGGCATCTTTAAAAAGGTGTTTGGAGGTGCAGAGCAAAAAACAGCAGCACCTTTAGCCCAGCTTAACACGACACAGCCGCCTATCATGTACATGAACTACACGAACGTGCTAGACTGGACAGCTGCTTATCTTTACAAAACTCAGCCTAACCTGCGCACTGTGGTTTCTTTCTTGGCCCGCAACGCGGCTCAGTGCAGCCTACAGACTTTCACAAAACAAAGCGACATGTCGCGCAAGCGAGCCACGCAATCCCCGATAACGCAGTTGCTCGAACACCCCAATTCAAGAATGACCAAGTTTGAGTTGATATCTACGCTGGTATCAGACCTAGCGCTGTTCGACGATGCTTACTGGGTTATCGGAGTAGATGCTACTACCCCGTCTGGGTATTCGATCAATCCTATACCGCCGGAGTGGGTTGTAGGTGCCAAGTACAAAGACCTGTGGACGCCTAAAACCTGGCAGGTGCAGCCTCGGCTCTACAACAACATCGCGGTTATCGAGATTCCTGCAGAGAATATGATTCACTTTCACGGCTGGAATCCAACGGACCCGCGATTGGGCTACTCCGCTGTTTCTTCGCTTAAAGCGCTTCTAGCAGAGCAGCTAGCCGGCCAAGACTACCGAAATAAGCTTTGGACAAAAGGTCCGCAGATCGCTGGCACACTAGAGCGGCCCGTAGACGCGCCACCGTGGGATCTTAGCGCACAGCAACGGTTTATGCAGGAATGGAACAGCCAATTTAGAAGCGATGGCCCTGCCGCTGGCGGAACACCTTTGCTACAAGATGGTATGAAGTTTAACGAAGTCGGAAACACCGCACAAGAGAATCAGTATGTTGAATCGGCTACCTTGGCATTCAAGACAGTGTGCTCTGTCTACCACATCAATCCGGCTATGGTCGGCGACGCCGACGGACAAAGCTACTCTAGCATCAAAGAATTCCGCACTATGCTCTATACAGACACGCTTGGGCCTTTGTTCGCTCAGATCGAAGACAGGATTAACACCTTTGTTTTGCCTATGATCGAAGAGCCCAAAGGCAATTTCGTTGAATTCAACGTAGAAGAGAAGCTTCAGGGCGACTTTGAGGACCAAGCTAATGCTATGTCTCAGGCTGTCGGCGGTCCGTGGTTGGTTGTTAACGAGGCTCGTGCCTTGATCAACAGACCTAGCCTAGGCCCACTGTACGATGAGCTGATTACTCCGCTTAACGTGGTAAGAGCAGGCGGAAACCTAGCCAGTCCTCAGGACACCGCTCCTGCTGTTGTAGATAGGACAGGACCGGGAACATCTCAGCCTGAGCAACAGCCTAAAGCGATGCAGATCAAAGCTAACGATGAGCCTTCCAAGCTCGTAGATGACCTGCACGCTTTCTTTGGTCGCCAGTATTCTTCGGTTGCATCGAAGTTGGGTGGGTTAGAAAAGCGTTCTATCGATCAAGCTTGGGACACCGAACGTTGGGACACCGAGCTTACGGCCATCATCGCTCCCGCTGCTAAGCGTGCTGCGCTTGCAGCGTCATTGGCGATCTTGACTAAGCATAACCCGGATCATTCTGGGTGGTCGGAGAAAGTCCAAGACCCTTATATCGATGCTCTAGCTCAAGGTAAAGCTGTAGCCATCAACGCGAGCATTAAAGACAGCTACGCGACAGCCCTGGAAACTACCGACTGGAAAACAGCGGTAAAACGAGTCGGTGAACGCTCCGGTTCCCCGGAAGCTCTGGCAATCGAGTCAGACGCTGCTGGTTTCGGAGCACAAGACGCCGCGCAGGCTTCTGGTCTCGCTACGAAAACGTGGGTAGCCGGACCTAATGCTCGTCCTACTCACGCATCGCTAGACGGCCAGACTGTCAACGTAGATGAGTCTTTTGGTAATGGGCAAAGATGGCCAGGTGACGCTGTTAACGGCGGACCCGAAGATGCAAATTGTAATTGCGAGTTAACATGGAACTAATTTGCGGCATGCTGAACGCCGCCAACGGAGGTTATTAAGCATGCAGACTAAAGAATTCACTGCCAAGATCAAAACGGTGGGTGATCCTGCAGAAGGTACGTTCGAAGCTTATGCGTCGACTTACGACACGGACACAGGCGGCGATAAAGTCGTGCCTGGCGCTTTCCAGCGTACTCTGTCTGAGTGGGCGGCTAAAGGAAAGAACCCGCCGCTTCTATGGACTCACGATATTAAAGATCCGTTTTCGTTTATCGGGGATATTACCGATATTAAAGAGACGGATAAAGGCCTCAACGTCAAAGGCAAGTTTGACTTGTCCGGCGACAATCCTAAAGCTATCCAGGTTCATAAACTGGTAAAGGGCGGCCGTGTTGGTGAGCTGTCGTTTATGTACTCGGTCAAAGACCAAGAGTACGTAGGCGATCAGAAAGACAACCAATACGATGGCGCACAGGTGTTGCTGAAAGATCTGGACCTTCATGAGGTTACAGTTTGTGCCTTGGGCATGAACCGCGCCACTCATTTTGTCGATGTTAAGGACGCAGATAGGCCAGGCGTTCACGATGATTTGGCAGCCGAGGCTGTCGAAAAGCAGACATCTCCAGAAGATGTCGAGACGAAAGCTGGCCGCACCATTTCAGGTGCAACGGCTTCAAAGATTCAAGCGGCTTTGCAAAGTATCCAAGATGCTTTGGAGACGCTAGAAACAGTCCTCGGAGTAAATGACTCCGATGATGCACCAAGCTCGAACAGCGGAAAGTCCCAAGAGAACCAGCCGACGAACGTAGACGAGGAGTCAGAAGTCAAGGCGGAAGCCGATGAACCGAAGACCAAGTCCCACGAAGAGTCCGTCCGTTCTGTACCGGCACTCCGAACAATCGAAGCTGAATTGTTCGCATTGGAACTACCGTAAAGGAAAAGTATGAACCTCAAGGAACAGAGGGCTGAGGCTCTCAAGAACGCAGGCGCTATTATGGCCGGCGCTAAGGCTGCTGGACGCACTGAGCTTAGTGACGAAGAGTACGCCAAGATTAACGAGTACAAAGAAGAGGTTAAGTCCCTCGATGTCAAGCTGGCGAAGGCCGGTGAGCACGAGACCCTTATGAAGGAGCTTGGCGCGCTGGGCGAGTCTGAAGAGATCGTCGAGACCAAGACTGCTGCACCGCTGGTTGCCAAGGTTACCGAGCGTCCGCAGGCCAAGTCGCTGGGCGAGCACTTCGTCACCAGCCGGGCCTACGAAGTCGCCCGTGAGCGGGTTGCTAACGAGCAGGTCAACGTGTCGGCTACCGAGTTTGAGGGCGGGCAGAAAGCTGCCCCGTTCTTCACCTCTAATACCGCTGGCTTGGTTGAGACGCAGTATGGGCGGGTCGTTCCGACCAACCTGCAGCGCCCCACCATCGCTGACCTTATGCCCAACGGTCAGCTGGATAACAAGACCCTGACCTACTGGGTTCAGGGTGCTATGGCCACCGGTGCTAGCTCCTTCCCCGGCATCACCGCTGAAGGTGGCTTGAAGCCGGAACTCGGATTCTCGTTCGCTCCGGTTGTGGAGTCTCTCCGCAAGATCGCGGGCTGGACTCAGGTCTCTGACGAGGCGCTGACTGACACCCCGTATATGACCTCGGTCATCAACAACCAGCTTCTTCTGCGCTTGGCTCTGGCCGAAGAGCAGCAGCTGCTAAACGGTGCTTCTGGCGGAACCGGCATCACCGGTCTTCTGAACCGCACCGGCGTGCAGACGGGGACCGGCGCCTCCGCGGCTTCCGGCGCCCTGACCACGTTGGACGCTATTTATCACGCGTCCACGCAGATTCAAACCGCTGTGTTCTTCCAGCCTGATGGCATTGTTATCTCGCCGAACACCTACGAGAAACTGCGTCTGGCTAAGGACCTGAACAACCAGTACTTCGGCGGAGGCCCCTTCACCGGCGCCTACGGCGTTGGTGGTCCAGAGGGCGGATTCAACCACGCTCCGGGTCTGTGGACGTGGAACACCGTGGTTACGACCGCTATCTCAGACAACACCATCCTGGTGGGTAATTTCTCCACCGGTGCGGCTGTGTGGCGGGCGGGCGGCGTTCGCGTCGACTCGACGAACCTGGATCAGGACGACTTCATTAATAACCGGGTGAAGATCCGGGCTGAAGAGCGTCTGCTGCTGCAGGTTGAGTACCCCGCAGCGTTTGTCAAGATCTCTCTTTCGTAATCTCCTTGTGGCGCCAGCGTCGGCCACAAACCTACGTTGGCGCCACTCTTATTACAAGGAGCTTACATGACCGTTTACGCAACGCCAAGTGATTTGGCCACGTATATGCGCAAGGCAGTTGATACCGCTAACGCCGAAATGATGCTGGCGGGCGCCTCTTCGCTAATCCAGCAATACTTAGGTTGGGATGTCGCATCCGGCACCGTCACCGAACGGGTAGATACCGCCGGTGGGAGCACGCTGTTTCTGCGAACACTCAGACTGAACAGCGTTACTTCTATCACCGATGCCTCCGGCAACACGACCGTAGCCTCTGGTTATACCTGGTCTGAAAAAGGCATGTTACACATGGGCCCCGAGCTTTGGGGCTGGTTTAGATCTTGCTGGGATAATGGCTGGAGTTGGCTTTATTGGGGCAGTGATCCCACGTGGGGCGGCTCTGGTGTTAGCCAGACTAGATGGCATAGCGGTTTTGGGGCGTACACCGTGGTGTACGACTCAGGTTATCCTGTCGTCCCGCCGGATATCGTCTTAGCTGCTTGTTCTATGGTAGCCAGAGCGTTGACTGTGCCTCCTGGTACGCAGCAAGAAATCTCTACAGCAGGTGGGCGTACAGAATCTGCTAGGTACTTCGATATCGCTGGTTTTGGTATCGCTGATACCGAGAAGTATATTCTTGCACGTTACGCGCTGCCTCAGAGATTGAATTAGTAGCTATGAGAACGTCAACTAGCCTAACTCAGTTTATTATGTACGAGACGATTATAGGAGTAAAGCGCGTGCCGGGAGCTAAAGACGCTTTCGGTATTCCTGCGGTTACCACGTCTTCGGCGTCTATTCCCGGTTGTTCTGTGCAGCCGCTAACCACCGATGAGCTGATAGCCGGGGGCGACGAAATCTCGGCCACATGGCGTTTATTTGCTCCGGGTTCATTTGATCTCACTGTTTATGATTACTTCATCGCTGCTGTTGGTCATCTAGAAATCCAAGGCGATCCGCTGCTGTGGCCGGATGACGACGATGGGCACGTTGAGGCGCTGGCGAAACGGTGGCAGGGATGAGCGAACTATTCACGAAGCCAAGCGATGCTTGGTTTAGAAAACTGCTTAAATCTCCTATCGTTGATAGAGCATGTGAACGAGTAGCTGCAGCTGGTGTAGATTACGCAAAGTCGATAGCCCGTCGGGATACCGGTGCCTACGCCGAATCTATTCATGCTGAGCGACATGAAGAAAATGACCGCGTGACGTGGTGGATCGTGGCATCAGATCGCAAATCCCAGTGGATCGAGTACGGTACAGAGAATCTGCCGAAAGACAGAACTCTAGGCCGCACCGAGGATTATTTGCGAGGTCACAATGCCGGTTAAAACCTTCGCTAATATTCAAGCCATCTTAGTTACGTATCTAGCTACGCTAACCGGCATTGCAGCAGTCTCTACGAAAACAGGCACCTTGGTGGCTAGCGGCATGCCGTTTGTCCGCGTGCAACGTATAGGCGGATCGGATGACTGGTTTAACGACGATGCCCGCGTGGACATAGATGTGTTCGCTTCAACAGAATTAGCCGCTTGGCAGTACTCAGATAACGTGCGCCAGGCGATGATCGGAATGAGTGGCCATGATTTCTCCGGTCGCACAATAGATCATGTAGAAACCACAGTAGCTCCGTCCTGGCGCGATTATCAAAATGAGCTAGTACAACGCTACGTGGCCACTTATACAATTACTTCGAGACTCGCCTAGGAAAGGGTGAATCACTTTGTCTACTTGGCAGAGCGCGTTATTCAATAACGAGAACAGTACGCGCATCAGAAAAATGCTCTTCGGCAGCGTCGTTTTGCAGGATTACCAAGCTTCGGCTGCTTCTGCTTACGCCGCTACTGGTTATACCCCATTCGGAGCTTCAGATGGCTCCTTCGCTACCGGTTCGCCTGGCGTCTCTGGCGCCCCGGGCAGCTGGTTTGATCTTGGTTATACGTCAGCGGACGGCGCCAAGTTCTCTAGGGCTGTCTCCGGCGATGACGTCCTTGGTTGGCAGAGCCGTTTTGTGCTCCGCCATGACGTTACTTCGGATGTCCTGACGGTTGCGTTTACGCAGCTTGAGACCAAGCCGTCGGTGTTGTCGCTGTATTACAACAACCTATTCTCGGCGAACGCCTCGCTGACCGCCTCAGCAGGCATCAACATCACGAGGCCGGCGGCTCAGACCGTCTATCGTACCGCTATTTTCTACGGTGCAGATGGCACGGGCACACAGGCTAACTACTGCGCTGTTATGCTGCCTTACTGCGCTGTTACTGATGTCGGCGAAGTTGACTTTAACGCTGGAACCGAGACTAATTATCCGTTCACTATGACCGCGTTCGTCGATCAGTATATGCTGTCTGATTGCCGAGTTTGGTTCGATGGTCCGGGCTGGCGTGCTGGCTCAACCACTAACCCATAATAGAGTAGCTAGGCCCTCGCCGGACTAAACCGGCGAGGGTGTTTTACCTCTGGGAGGAAACAGAAATGACCAAGCCAAACAAACGACGTTTTAAGCTAGATGAAATGCGGCAGCAGGCTGCCGAAGCTTTGAAGACCGACCCCGGCTACGAGATTGAGCTAGAAGACGGTGTGGTTGTGTTTATTCCGCATCCGCTGTTCGCAGACGACCGCGTAAGCGAAGAGGTCGAGAAGGCGACTAACGCAGTAGAGATTGCTGCCGCTGTTTTAGGTGAAGAGGAGCACGCTAAGTTCCTCGCCGCGGGTGGACGTTCTTCTGATGTATCGCTAGCGTGGGCTCTTATGCAGCACGAGAGCGAAGATAAGTTGGCTGACGGCCGCCCTACACGATAAGAGAACTGCTGGGAGAACATCCCGAGGAAATAGAAGCAGATCTCATAAGGTATTATAATAAAGACGCTATCGCGGAGTATTGGCGAGGGGAGATGTCTCTTCGCCAGCTCCGCGTTTTGATAGCACATCTTCCCCTAGGCTCCGCTGTTGTTACGGCGGAGATAGGCAACGATTGGGGCTCAGCTGAACATCTTTTCAGGCGGTTCATAGATGAATTCAGAATATTCAGACGCGAATTTGCCATGACCAACGGTGTCACAGAAGCCAAGCTAGGTAAGTTTGAGCCTACCGAGATACCTGGTCAGAAGACGTCAGAAGAAGACAATCAAGCGGCCGAGGTTTACCAGATGTTCAAAGAAATGCGAGAGCGCGGGAAGGTGGCCTAAGTGGCTATAGAAACTCAAGGCGTAGTTATCCCCGTGTTTCCGTCGGCTAAAGGGTTCTTCAACACGTTGCAGAAGACTGTTGTGCCCGATGCTAAGAAAGCCGGCCAGCAGGCTGGTAAAGAAGTAAGCACCGAGATAGAAAAGTACATGGTACGGATGCAACACAACCGCGCCAACTGGATTAAGGTGCACGCCACAGCAGAAGTCAAGGTAGACGAGAAAGCAGCGCGTAAGGCTGGAGATAGGGCTGGCAGGGCTGTCAGCGAAGGTGCTAAGAAGCATGTGCACAGTCTTACCAGCATGTTCGCTGGCGCCTTTGCTGGAGTTTTCGCGGCCAGTTCGGCTATCTCTTTCTTCAAGAACTCTATAGCCGAAGGCACCGATCAACTTAAACTGAACAAGCAGACAGAGGCTGTCATCAAGTCTACAGGCCAAGCGGCCGGAGTAACAGCCAAACACGTAGCAGACTTATCTAACAAGCTGTCTTTGCAGGCTGGCGTAGCTGATGACGATGTCCAAGCTATTCAGAACATGCTGTTGACGTTCAAAGGCATCAAGAATACCAAGACAGACAAAGTATTCGATCAGACTACGGCCGCAGCACTAGACATGGCTACTGCTATGAAGATAGGTGGCCGGCAAGCTGCTTTGCAGCTGGGCAAAGCGTTAAACGACCCTATCAAGGGCGTAACTAGGTTGCAGCGTGTCGGCGTTACTTTCACCGATGGCCAAAAAGAACAAATCAAGAACTACGTCAAACTAGGCCAGACAGCCAAAGCGCAAGGCGTTATTCTGCACGAGGTGCAGAGCGAATTCGGCGGGTCGGCTGCTGCGGTAGCTACGCCTGCTGATAAAATGCGCACAGCGTGGCACGCTTTGCAAGAGCAAGTTGGTTTGGTGCTGTTGCCTCAACTAGGCAAGCTAGCCAACTTCACTACAAATACGCTACTCCCGGCGTTTAGCCGTTTTGTTGTATTCATTCAATCGAACTGGCCTCAGATATCCTCGCTTATTCACACAGCCATGGATCCAGTGATAGCTATTCTCAAAGCGGTAATAGGCTTTCTTAGGGATAACCAGAAAGCGTTTTTAGCGTTCGGCAAAGTTTTGTTACAGGTAGCGCCTTATGTCATTGCTTTGGTCGTAGCGGTCAAACTGTTTGCTGCTGCGCAGCTATTGCTTAACGCTGTTTTGTCTGCGAACCCGTTGCTACTGGTGGTAACAGCGTTGGCGGCTTTTACTCTGGGCGTGATATACGCCTATAAGCATGTCAAGATATTCAGAACAACAATAGACGGGGTTTTCAACTACGTGCGCCAGCATTGGCGCGGCATTTTACAGATCATACTTCTGCCGCTAGCAGTATTCCCCGTTCTTGTCTGGAAATACATAAGCCCTATTAAAGGCTTCTTCACTAATGTGTTTAACGCCATTACACGCACGGGACGTAGTGTGGGGTACTTCTTCTCTCACACCTTCCCAGGATATTTCGTAACGGCATATCACAGCGTAGTAAATAGTTTCTCTGCGCTTGACCGCTGGTTCTCTGGGTTCTCTGAGAGAATCCGTGGCTATTTCCGCGGGGCTAAAAACTGGCTTGTGTCGCATGGCCGCGACATCATCAACGGCCTAGGCGACGGCATTAAGAGCGCTGCTTCTAACGCAGTAAGCTGGATAGAAAGCCCGCTTAACGCTATTCTAGGCTTGCTGCACCACTTTATTAACATGGTTAACTCAGGCCTGGGCAAAATCGGCGTCAATATCCCCAACGTGCCTTCGCACATAGGCGCTAAGAACGGGGCTGTTCTTCACTTTGCGGATGGCGGCGTTACGCCTGGGTACACCCCAGGACGCGACGTACATCAATTCTACTCGCCCACAGGCGGCTCTTTGTCGCTGTCCGGCGGAGAAGCTGTTATGCGTCCTGAATGGACTAGAGCCGTTGGCGGCGCTCCTGCTGTGAAGCGGATGAACGACGCTGCACGACTGGGCGGTGCTGGCGGGGCTATCGCAGCTACTCTTCCAACCGCTAAAGCCATGGGTTTGTCCCAAAGGAAATTCTTCTTTGGCGGCGTTATCAAGGACTTTGGCAAAGCCGGTAAATTTGTCGGCGGCAAGGTCAAGGCCGGCGCAGAAATCACCGCCCACGCTGCTAAGATGATTGTCGAAAAGACGATCAACAGCGTTGTCGGTGTGGCTGCGGGGGCCGCGCACAAGGTCGCTAATCAGTTACCTGGCGGGTTTACCCGTGATCTAGGTAACGCCATAGTCACGCAGGTCGCTGACGCTATCAAAATAGGTGGCGGGCACGACGCTAGCAAGCTCAAAGGCGTGTCTAAGACGGGGGCTGTTGGCGGCGTAGGTAGCGCTAAGTTCACCGGCACCGGTAGCGTGTACGCTTGGATTGTCAAAGCGTTGCAGGTTATGGGTATGAGTCGAAATCCTGCTTTGATCGCCGGCATAGGTCGCTTGATCTCCTCGGAGTCTGGCGGCAACCCTAACGCCATCAACCTGTGGGACTCTAACGCCAAAGCGGGACATCCGTCTAAGGGTCTGATGCAGACCATTCCCACGACATTCGCGGCGTATGTGTGGCCAGCTCTTCGAGGGCGCTCTATTTACGACCCTGTGGCTAATATCACCGCTGGTGTTCGCTACGCTATCGCTAACTACGGAATCGGCATGTTGATGGGCGGAGGTCGCCATACTGGCTCCGGCGCCTATCAAGGCTACGCCAGAGGCGGTCTTGTTCCCGGATTCGGAAACAGAGACAGCGTGCCGGCTATGTTAACGCCCGGCGAAGTAGTCATACCCAAGAATGTTGTCCAGCATTTCGCTGGCGGCGGGGTTGTTGGCTCTTCTAGCGCCTTTGCTGGTGTCAGATCGCTATCCGCTGACGACATAGGCGAGGCTGTTGCCGCTGCTCTAGAAGGCGGCACGTTGAGGGTCGACCCTGCTGGGTTCATCAAGATAGTAACAGATGGTCAAAAGCGCAACGTGCGCAGGTAGAGGGAGGCATCACGAATGGCTGTAAATACTCTGGTGTGGCAACTAGGCACGCCGGCATCCGGCTCGTTCGTGACGCTTCCTGAGCCTGACGCAGGAAGCATAGACAGGACACTAGTCAAGATCGGCGGCCAGCACACCTCTATAGCGGGGTCACAGACCAGCGACGTATTCGCGTTTAAGCGTGGATGGACGCTTGGGTGGTCTGTATTAAACCAAGGCACCGCTGGGCAGACATTGTATAAAACAATCCTTCAGTACTGGGACCCTTCTACGGTGACAGCGGGCGCTATTTCTTACAGAGGAATAGGCCCGTTCACCTTGAACGACCCCTTGCTGCCTTACCAAGCAACGGTGAATATCTTAAGCGTTACCGATGCAACAAACGTGAGAAATAATCATTCCGTTGTGATGACGCTGCAGGAGGTCTAGATATGCAGGGCAGTCCGTCCCTCACCCAGGCCGCCTCTGGCGCTGCACGACAGATCGCCGCGACTGTTAGCGTCGATAAACTCCGTAACGGCTCTTACACCGACATCACCGCTTACTGCTCGGCGTTCACTATCGACAGGTCGTTGACGACAGATGTTCCCACGGCAGCCAGACAGGTTACCGGCTACGCCGTTAGCCAGTTGTCGTTGCAAGCCAACGGCGATCCGACGGACAACGCTAAAGACGCTCCGTACGCTTGGTCTCCGTACAACACAGCATCGGGTAGGCCGCTCTCTGGGGCATCTGGCCGCATCGAAACTCCGATCAAAGTTAAAGCCGGCATGACGAACGCCACGGGCTCTGTGGAGACGGTAGACGTTTTTAACGGCTACATTCGCTCTATCGATGTAGACTCAGCAGGCGGAACAGCGTCGATCACCGGGCTAGATGGCTCGGATCGTATGCGTTCACAGGTCGCTATTCCTATGTTCGTCGCCGATCAAACAAACACGCTAACCAACACTCCGCAGAGTCAAGGGTTGACTAGCGCCTGGGTTCTTGATTACCTGTTCCGTGCTAACGGAAAGTACTCCACACCGCGGCCCCGGGCTCAAGGTGCTTTTATATCAGTTCCAGGTCATGGGTCTATGAACACAGACTATTTTGCACCAGGAACCGACGGTCACGGCACTCTTGTAGAAGCGTGGGATGCAGCGAGCGAAGACTACACTAAAGCTTCAGGCGCCACTTCTGTTATTTCATATATACAAGATACAGGTAACGACGGCAGGACAGGCAAAACCAAGTTCAAATTTGGCCAGTGCGCCGACCCCCAAAAGGGCGTTCACGCTATGTGGAACATCACAGGCGCAGACATAACAATAGCGGCCAACAGCAACAGCTGGTTAAGCATAGAAGCTTGGGTAGATCTGTCTAATCCGCTAGGCGTGGCTTCAGGATCTCCTTTGTGGGCCGTAAAAACCCCCGTTTACGACGGAGGAGTCGCAAGTCCCTCCAAAGATATTGTAGTGGGTTTTGCTGGAGATGGTAGACCTTTTATCAAGATAGGCACCGGCGCGTCGGCTGGAACACCTGTTTACGGCACAGCCCCGTCAGGAACCAAAACCTGGCTCTATTCGCTTATCAGCATATTCACCACAGCGACTGCCGCGTCTGCTACGTTCCTTCTTAATGGCACAGCGCCGACGACAGGCAACGGTAGGATTATTTCCTCGGCAGCTACGTATACCGCAGGCCATACGTGGACTATCAGCAGTGCTGTAATAGGCTCCTTCGAGGGTTCGGGCGGCGGCCCTGGAGCTAGGGCACGGTGGGAGGGCCTACAGCTAACCACCGAGTCATCAGGTACAGCGATCGCTGCTACTAACTTCGGTTTTGTACCCGAAGCTAAAATAGAGCCGTCGCTCAATAACCTAGTCCTTGTTCCGTTTACGGCAGAAACACAAGACTCGTGGTCTGTGTCTCAAGAAATAACTGGAGCGGAGTTCGGTACGCTGTTCTTTGATGAAGCAGGTATTCTGAATTTTTGGAATAGAAACCATTTTAGGTTTGCCTCGGGAGCTAGCGGCGTAGGAACTCCTGTTTCTTCGGTTACGTCCACACGCAACCTAGAATCTTTGACTTCTACAGAAGCGGTAGACGCTGTTTCTAATCACATTGTGTTAACGTCTAGTCCTCCTCAGATACAGCCGGCAGGGTGGGTTTATCAGCTAGGTAATAAAATAGGCTTGCACTCTAATACTTCGTATGAATTTACAGCGAATTTTGCGAACCCCGCTATAAACGTTCCTGTAGGCAGCGCTTCATTTATGCCCCTTGGCGGCGCGTCTGGGGCTAACTATTATAGGGCGTGTAGGACACCAGACGGCTCCGGCGCGCAAGTCTCAAACATGGTCGTTACTATTACTGCTGCCTACACGCAATCAGCATCAGTATTTATTAGCAACCCTAACAACTTTCCTGTGTATATGGTTGGCCCAGCTAATGATTCAGCGGGCAATCCGTTTCCATCTAATAACGTAGGTGTGCCTTTTCTGTGGATCTGGGGGCAGTCGATAACGCAAGATACGGCTTCAACGATATCTAGCGCGGGCGCTACGGGAACATCTACAAGCACGGCCACTGTATTCGATGTGAGCGATGCTCACTCTATCGCGTTGTACGGCGAACAGAAATACGACGTTCCGACATCGAACTATCTGCAAGATACTCTGTCTTTGCAAAGCACCGTATCCGATATGCTAGACACCCTAGCTTATCCGTATCCGGTATTAAGCAACGTCACTATATCGGCTATACCGGGTTTGCAAATAGGTGATCGTATCACGTTGAACGACCCAACAGGGGCTTTGATTGCTGACGATTTCTTTATCGTAGGCATCTCATCCTCGGTTGATCCGACAGCGGGCTACACGCAGTCGTTGACGCTTAGGTCTGCTAACGGGCCGAACTCGTTTATTCTCGATGACGCTGTACGCGGCGCGTTGAACTCAACCTATGTACTGAATGGGACGTTCTAAGTATGGCTACTTATACTCCAGGTCAAACGCTGACCGCTGCTATTATGCAGGCATTGGATGACCGTGTAACGGTTCTTGAATCGACCACGTCATCAACGACTGCTGGCTTGCCAGTACACGGCCAGGCCACGGGCACCACGTCCGCGGCTGGTCGTTTGACGTTCGCACACAGCCTCGGCTCGACGCCTACGTGCTGGTCGTTTTCGATGAACTCCGGTGGTGCGGCGGCCACCACGTACGTGGGCGCGATGCTTACCAACGGCAACCCTAATATCACAATTCAGGTTTGTACTATTACCGGCGTTGTTACTAACGCTGTTTCTGTCACAGTCAACTACATACTCTACCCGTAGAAAAGGCCGACTTGGGGGTTGAGATAATCGAGGAGGTGTTATGAAAAAGGCTTGGAAAGATTCGTGGATTCTTGGCCCAACAGCAGTTATCGCTTTAGCTTTCTTGGCGTTCGGCGTCACTATGCTGCTGCAGCCGGAGAGATACCACAACACGCCTTCTTACGCAAATCTCATTAAGTTAGTCGGTTTGCCGTGGTGGGGCAGTTTATACGTTCTCGCTTCTGTTTTGTTGTGGGCGTACCTTGTACGATATAAACGCACTACCGTGACTAAGCGAGAAGTAAAGCTGAGCGACATGTGGCTACCTGTCGTAGCTCACACGGTTGCCGGCGTTCTTAGTACGGTGTGGTTATTGGCTTTTGTCATCCGATACGCAACAGACTCGGGTACGACTATCGTTAACGTGGTTAGTTGGTCTGTGTTTACGCTGCTGCTTACGGTGTCCGCGCTGCACGTAGACGAAGCGGTATACGGAACGGAGTTAACAGAGTGAGTCCGCAAGACATTACCGCTTTGGTAGGCGCTCTTATAGCTCTTATCGGATCTATTCTTATCCCTCTAGCCCTAGCACGACACACCGCCAGAAAAGAAGCTCTAAAACAAGCTGCTGAAGACAAAGCATCAGAACACAGCACCGATGTTATATCTTGGCAGGCTATCAACCTAGCTATATCGCGTGAGCGAGATAGTCTCCGTGATCGTTTAACCGAAAGCGAAGCGAAGTACTATAACCAGGTTGAGCAGGCCAAAATGAAGAACGATGATGAACTAACCAAAATGAAAGCGAAGTACGACAGCTTACTCGCTAAACAGGCAGAAAAGTATGACGGGTTGCTAGCCAAAGCCAACTCTCAGATACAGGATCTACAAAAACAGATCATGTCTCTATCCGCTTTGTTGGCGCGCACAGAAGCGGGAGGCAAAACAAGTGGCGGTCCACGTGCCGAGCCATGAGCCCAGAACTGATAGCCGCTGTGTTTTTGATAGTGTCATACATAGGCTTCACGACACAGATGGTGTCGCTGCTTCGTATCATCAAGCACCCTCTCGGCAACTCTAATCAACCCGTTTATCATAGCCTGATACGAACAGCCGGCTGCCGAGTGGCGGCTGCTGTTTTGTATATCTTCATCGGGACCAACGCGTTGTTCTTTGGCATCGATGTGCCTGTAGTCACCTTGGGTACGTTTTGCGCTATCCAAGTTATGTGGATGTTTAACAGCTTGATAGACGTTCAACTGAAACACAAAATATCGGGAGGAAACCATGGCGGAAGGGCTTGACTACTCATACGGCCGCCCAAGCGTCCCAGCGATGAAGGCGGCGGGCATCGGCTTCGCCGTGAGGTACCTGAGCGGCAGTGATAAGGGCCTGAGCGTCGCTGAGAAGAACGATCTGCACGCCGCGGGTATAGACGTAGGCCTCGTGTACGAAGGGGCGGCAGGCGACGCTCTAGGGGGTCGCAACGCTGGCTTGAGGAGCGGCGCGGCGGCCACTCGGTTCGCGGAGGCTCTCGGAGCGCCCAAAGACGTCGTTATCTACTTCACCGTTGACTTCGATGCTACGGCTAGTCAGATTCCGACGATCCAGGCGTATCTAATCGCCTGCGCTCAGGCTTGTACATACATAGCCGGGGCCTATGGCAACCACAGAGTGCTGGCAGGGCGGCCGGGCTCGGTGCCGTTCGCGTGGTCAACCTATGCTTGGGCCGGCGGTTCGGGGCCAGCGCCCGGGGCGCATCTCTACCAGTACGAGAACAACATCTCTCTGTTCGGCGCTAACGTCGATCGCGTTCGTTCGTTGAAAGACGTATGGGGCCAGTGGTACGCCACGAAGCCGCCGACGGATCTGTTGACGTGGTCTGCGACGCATTCCACCGAGTTCAAGGCGGCTGTTGCTGCTGGTTTCAGTGGCTAGGATTTACCGCCACGCCGTAGTCGATTACGCCAAGATCGCACAGGATCGTGGCTGGGGCCCGGGCTGGCCTGTAGACCGCACCAGCGACATGACGTCGTTTAGCGTCGCTACTCAGTGGATCGGCAACACGGCCGGCGACCATAAAACGAAAACCCCAGGGGCACAGAACTTCGTCTTGCATAAAGGTGTCTCTGAGCTAGTACATCGCTTGCTCGATGAGGTGCAGGCTCGCGGGTACCCGCTGGTAGCAGGTTGGTGTTGGGGCTACGGAAATCGCCCTATCTCCGGGACGAACATACCGTCGAATCATAGTTGGGGTCTAGCGATCGATCTCAACGCACCAGACAACCCTTACACAACGCCGCGGGTTACCGATATGCCTCAGTGGCTACCAAACTTGATGGCGATGTACGGGTTCGCGTGGGGCGGCGATTACACCGACCAGCAAGACTCGATGCACTACGAATTCATGGGCACACCGCAAGACGCGGTCAACGCTTTAGCGGCCTACGTTTTATACACAGAAAATCAACTAAGCTTGGGAGCATGGATGGCTGACAACGCCGCGACGGTGAAAGCGCTAGTCGCACAGGTAGTAACAGAAAAAGGTCTAGCGAGCGTGGCAGACGTAAAGGCCGCGATCGGGGCAGCGCGAGAAGGATACGCACACAGGATTACGAGTTGGGTCCGCGGCCCGGGCGGCCTTGTTGGGCTCGGAAACCACTTAACCGCTAACTCAGCCCGCGTGGAAAGCACGCACGATGAGCTGCGCGTGGTTCACGCTGAGTTGGATGCTGTCAAAACCGCTGTCGAAGACTTGGCAAAAGTCTTAGCTGCAATCAAAGCGAAGGTAGGTGCCTAATGGCTCAGCTACATTCTGAACTTCATCCGAAACTCAAAGGTGGCTTGCTCGGTGCCGGCGCCGGTGGTGTCGTCGGTGTTCTCGCTGACTTCATCCTCAGCCAGATTTCGAGCGTCGTCACCGTCCCAGACGCCTATCAGAGCGTCATCTACGCCGCGGTGGTGTTCGGCGCTACTACGCTCGGACATCTCATCTTCGGCTACCTGAGCCGCTGGGAGCCGGCTCTCTCGACCGACGTCGGCGTGCTGCTCGGCCGGGTCGAGCACGCTGTTGACTCCACCAAAGTAGCGGCTGATGTCTCGGCGGCTGTCTCTGCCGAACTGAACAAAAAGTTTGCCGAGTACGAAGCCAAGGCGCAAGACGTGCTCTTCGGCGCATCGGACGGCTTGAAGCCTCCGCCCGAGGATAATCTCGAAGCTCCTCCGCTTTAAACACAGCTAGGCAGGTCACAATCCTTTGGCTCCTCCCACCAAGGATTGTGACCTGCCTTTTTTCGTTTATCGACCGTAAAGTTCTCGGCTCTCTACGGGCGAGCTACTACAGCCAACTAGTTCCTTCTTTCCAAGTAACTCCTCGCATGTGGCACCTCCTAGTCAGGATTAACGAACGCTGGGTCGTAGCCGTCTGTGATGAACGCGGCGGTAAGATCGATTCGGTACATGTGCTGACGACCGTTCCAGATATCGACCTGCAACGAGGTGCCCTCGCGGATACCTACATGGAAGACGGTTGAGCCACTGAAGACGCGGACACCGGGGACTTGCTGGAACGGCCCGCCAGTACCCTTGAACAACGTGACTTCGGTGCCGGGCGCCCAGCCGACTAGCTTGATCCCGTAGGTCAGCTCATCGATGGAGCGGTAATAGCCCAGATGATGCGGCTTCGTAGAAGCGTTGGCGGCTACGCTCGTAACAGCGATACCGGCAAACGCAGCAGCAGCGACTAGCTTAGCGAACATAGCTCATCCTTTTGCGTAGTTAGAAGCGGTGACAGAGGTCCAGGCTGTGCCGTCGTAGTAAGTCAACTCGCCGTTGTGCTCGAACCAACCAGCGGCAGGCGGGGGCACTTCCGATGTGGGCAACAATGTCGCGACATACGCGTTAAACTCGACTACAAACCGCTGAGCTGCTCGGGTTGCTAGAACACTTTTTCCATCAAAGCGGCGAGTCAACAAAAACCCACCAGGCCCTGTTACGGTGATCATGCCGAATTTATTAAACGAGCCGCCACACTGAGCTTCGGCGTGAAATCCAGGATTCAGCGACACTGTCTTCGTACGCGTACCGTACTTAAGCTGTCCGTCTTCAACCTTGACATGGGCTCCGAACGGCATCTTGATCGACACTGTGTTCTCCTTGGTCGGTTTGGTGAAACCAACTTTACACAGTCTTGCCAGGTTTGTCAACAACATGCTTCCACTTTTTTACTTCATCGAACCAGCCTCGCGAATAGTCTAAAAGGTACTGTAAGACTTCTTCGCCCTGTTTGTCTGGTTCATCCTCGGTGTAGCCGCGGTTAAGGTCGAAGTCTTGCTTACCGTGCTCGTACCCGGTCATGCTTTCTTCAGCTCCACAAATCGATGAGGTTTGTCAGGATGTCCGCCGCAACCGACGCGGACAGGGACGTCTTTGAGAAATCCGATAGTTCCGACAGGGCCACAGATAGTGCAGGCATAGTAGTCGTAGCGGTCTGGGGTGTAGCGAGCTGCCCTGACCGACGACATCTTATCGCTCTTCGTAGTCATAGTCATCATCGTAGTAACCATCGAAAACGAACCTAGTCCAGTCGGGGTCCTCTTCTGCAAGCTGACGCCGTTGGTCGCGGTAGTAGCGATCATCGTCGCTTGGGGTGTTCTTCTCTTTAGTGACTTTGTTCATCGATGATCTCCTGAGTAAGCCAGTCTTCGATGTACTGGCGACCTTCCTCGGACTCTCGCAGGTCTGACACAAACGATCGGACGTAGCGCAGCGCAGCAGCGTAGCCGTCCTCGAAACCGTGTTGGTAACGCTGCGAGACGATGGCGGCTGTGAAGTCAGCCATGCGAACACCCACAGACCCGGCGAGTGTGGATCTTGTACGCGGTTGGGTGAAGAACAACCGATGTCACGGTTTGGTGACATGTGTCGCATTTGCCAGGTTCGGCAGCCTGTCGCGGCGCGTTCACCCAGTTAAGAAATGTCTGCTCAGCGTAGCTCATCTTACTTTGCCTCCGACTTGTATTCGCACGTTGGGCACAGCAGCTCTAGGCGAAAGCTGTCAAGCTTTGCGCCGCACCAACGACAGAAGAACTCTTGCTTTGCTTTGCGCCTAAAGATCCTCTTCACCGTCGTTCCAATCCAGTCGCCCTGCAAGATAGCCCTCGCGCCACAGCACCCATGTCTCTGAGCCGCTGAGATACGGGTTGTCGAAGTAGAGATGAGGCGGGTGCACAGCGTGGGCTCCGTTCCAACCGGTCAGCCACGCTTCCCGGGCGGTTGTCTCGAACCAGTCTTTCGTCATACACCCCACCTTACTCTAGTTTCTTAGCTTGTCAAGTGTGCCCAGCTACGACCGGACGTAACGTCCCAAACCGTGCCACGGGCGACATCGAAGCCCTCCGCGATAGCGGTGTGAGCGACGCCTGCGTTGTCCAGGCGCAGGATGGCCAGCACCTCGGCAGCGCTCAGCTTGCTTTGGTGGTTCTTCTCACCGGGCTTGCCGGTGTACTGCGCAAACAGAGTGTTGATACTCATGCTGTTGTCTCCTTATTAGTTGTTACGCAGCTCGAATTGTTCGATTGCTGCTTCCCAATTTTCTAGTCTGTGAACTAGTTTGTATGCCTTGACGTAATCCTCGGCGGCTTTATCATGATCGAATACCGCCAGCACATCGCTCGGCATTTCTTCGTAAACCCTCGTAACCACGTACACGTTGAAAGGTCGAACAGCTTTCCACGCTGGACCAACGATCCTAGCTGAGGTGTCGTGCCGCATGCCGTAATTAATTTCCCACTCCCGAGGATCGTAATCGTCGGTGGGCTCGGTAAAGGAGTCCGCTGTTTTCTTCTTCATGCAGTCAACTCTTTGTGTTTAGGGTCCCAAAACGAAAGTGATTCACATACAAACCGTATGCGCTCCTCTAGAGTACCTCCGGGGATCTCGAAGCTATCGAGGATAGCCTGGCAAGCTGTGAAACTAGACGTCAGTGCTTCGATCATGACTTGATCATCCTGCGCGAACAATTTAAGCGAGTCCTCGCTGTACGTATAGGGTCGGTGCGCATAGGGCGATACGTACGGGGCCCTAGCCACTGTAAGAGCCTCCACCCATCAGGACGCTGAGGAGGTACATCGCTTGAGGATCGCCGAAACCGGCCTCCTTCAACTCGCTGTACGCCTCAAACAGGTCTTCGCAGTTCTTCTTCATCGTGGCTTTACCGCCGGCAAGCATCTTTTTCAGCTCTTTGTCGATGTCAAAACCGTCGTTGTCATCGTCACTCATGCTTGCTCCACCACCTAGGGCCATATTGGACACGATACGTAGCCGCTAGAAACAGCAATGTGGCAAACACAGCTGCGACATTAACGCCTATTATTTCAAGAACCGTCATCGTCGTCATACCTTTCTGATAGTCGCCGTTTCATTTCCACGGAGCGTGTGTGCATCTTGGTCAGCTCGTAGTAAGCGAACCACTTCTCACCCAGCCACGTGGTGAAATAGCCGGCTGCGAGCAACGAACCCACGCCGAACAGAATAGCGGCGAACGTATACAGCGTTGTCACTCTAGGTTCCTCCAATACTTTTCTAGACCAGGAAACTCCTCGGCGATTTCCAGCTCCAACCGAGCCAGTGTCTCTCGCTCTGCTTTGATAAGACGCTTGATCTCGTGATGGATCGAACGTTGTCCCCAAGCCCACAAGCCGACAAACAGCGTAATCAAGGCCGGGATCATAATAAGAAGCCACAACATCAGGGCCTCCGCGAATCTCGGTGAGCGACGCCTCGGGTATCGCTCCAGTGTGCGGGGAGGCGTAGCGATGGCTGCAACCTGCGAGCGATGTCCGGCCTGTCCTCTCTGTAAGCTTTCCTTGCCAAAGCGTGTACAGACACGTTGTAGGCGGCTGCCAGGTGGCCGGGGTTGCGACCTCTATCGAGGACTAGGTCGATATCCTCCCACAGGATGTCGCGGCGCGGCCTAGACACCGGGACTCCTTTTATTCTCTGGGTTTCGCTTGAACAAGTAGACGCCGTTTAAAGATGATCCTTGAAAAAATCGCTCATACGTGGCGCTTACTAGTTCGTAGCCCTCATCTTCAATATCATCTAACAGACCCTCCGGCCTCGTAACGTTCTCTTGAACTTCAAG